GAGCCGGAGACATCAAGATAAACTCCGAAGCAGATTTCAACGTCACGACTTCTAGCGACGTTAAGTTTAGTGCAGAAGGATCGTTTAATTCTACTTCCGGTAGTTCTACTTTCTTGACAGCCGCTGGAAGTATGGAGATCAACGCTTCTGGAAAGGCTAACATTGAAGGTTCTACTGTTCACTTCGCCGAGGGCGCAGGAACTGCAACTGCAGCCACTTCATCTGGACTTGGCGAACCTATCGATGCTGGTTCTAAGAATACTCAGACTTTCGCTCAGTTACAACCTCCAGCTAGAAATGCTGAAGATGATTTTAAGTTTGAAACGCCTGAAGAAAATGAAGAAGAACCAGAGAAAGCTAAACAGTTCCATGACAATAGACCAACTGCTCCCAACGAACAGAGCCCGACTGTAACTCCACCCGCAGATGCTCCAGTACAGGATAAACCAGACAATAAGATTGAGACACAAAATGTAGATTGCTCTGTGTTCATCGACATGAAGTCGTTCCCTGACTCATATGTAGTCCACACAGATTCTACTGGATATGCTTGGACTATTGGTACTCTAACTAAGGGCAGAGCTATCATACCTGGAAAATATGGAATGGGACTTGGAAGAGGTTCTAAAGATATGAGTGTTAGTGAGATCGTTTGTAATCTAAAAGGACTGTGCGTTAATATCTTAGGTCCTATAAATGAGTCAGTCGGGCGAGTTGGAAAATCATGGAACTTGAATTCATGTTTTAGAAACGACGTTCCAACTGGTGGTTCACTCACTTCGCAGCACTTGATTGGTTCAGCAGCTGATATATCAATCGGTGGTAATTTTGGTTACAAAGCAATGTTTGACTTTGCAAAGAAAGCATCAGAGACTCTACCCTACGATCAACTGTTACTAGAATATAGAGACCGCACCGATGGCAGAATATGTTGGGTACACATAAGTAATAACAATTATGGCCCACCAAAGAAAGATTTACGTACGTTCTTAAATGACAAGACACATACTGCAGGCAAGCTAGTTTACCTAGGATCGTGATATGTCTCTTGTAGTTAATCCAAATGTTGAGCTGGAAGTAGATGGATTATTTCCAGAAGATATAGAGATAACTGAAGTATTCTCGCTGCAGCTTTATAACCCTGCTTCTGTAGCTATATTCAAGTTAAAAATAAAGAGTCAGAGTGTTGCCGACTTCGCTGATCCGACTGCTAGTACTGAAGAAAGTGGGCCTCCACCATCTTTTAATGGTAAGTTTGAGGGTACTTTGTTCAATGCTGCTGTTGAAGTAGAAGTAACTATGCCAATAGATGAGCTCACTGGTCCAGTTGGAGTAGCCACATTAACTAGCGCTGTATTACTTGATTATAGTGTTGACTGTGATGGATTTACTGGAGCACAACAGGGAAATGATATTATTGTAAGTGGAACACCATTTAATGTATTTGATTCTGTCTATAGATTTATAATGCCTGATGGTTCCATCAAAGCTTTATCTGCAGACACAACAGAAGATTTTGTTTCTATTGTCGAGTGGGCTCCTCCAAGTATAAAAGTTAGAGAACTTTCTCATAAGTTTAGTATAATAGCAAATTATGTAGAAGATGGGGTAAATAGAACTAGAGCTATGACTTTAGTGATGCCTCAGACAATAAGATGGAATTTTAATAGTGCTGTTAGTTCTTTTCAACAACTCGTAGCCAGAGGTAGGAGACTGTAATGCCTTCAGTTGCTAGAGCAAATGGAACAGATCGTGTATTATCTCCAGATGGTACAGGAAAAAAGTGTGCTTTCCCAATGAATACTGCGACAGGTCCTGCGACTCAAACGCGGGTATTCGCCGATGGAATACTAATAGCGGTCATAGGAGATCCAGTACAACCACACCCGCGCAGAGGTTGTGCACCGGATACACAAACTCTATCAAGCGCTAGCGCAAGAGTCTCAGCTATGGGTAAGAAGATAGGGAGAATCGGTGATATTTATGGAGATAACATTATCACTTCTGGCAGTTTTAGATGTTTCAGCAGCTAAGAGTCAAATAAATAATATCTATGGCTAGAAATACACGAACATTTACAGATCTCGACTTTAACTTCCTTCTTCATCCGAAGACGGGAGACGTATCTACTCGCTCAGATGAAGAGGCTATAAAACAATCTATTAGGAATTTGGTTTTAACTCGAAATTTTGAGAGACCATTTCGCCCTGAAGTTGGTTGTCAAGCTACAACTCTATTGTTTGAGCCTGCATCTCCAATGCTGGCTCAACTTATGGAAAGAAGTATAGCAGATGTTATAAACAATTTTGAGCCTAGAGCAGTTCTCTTGGGCGTAAGAGCAAATTTTAGCCCAGAAAATAATTCAGTTTATATCGTTGTAACATTTAAGATTAGAAATACAGAGACGCCTATTGAGGTAAACTTAATTCTAGAGAGAACTAGATGAATAATAACAGAATAAAAGTATCAGATTTAGACTACAATGAAATTAGAGAGAATCTAAAGACCTTCATGAGAGGTCAGTCTCAATTCTCAGACTATGACTTTGATGGTTCAGCTCTGTCTACATTAATAGATGTTCTTGCGTATAATACACACTATAACGCTCTGTATACTAATCTAGCCATAAACGAGATGTTTTTGGATTCTGCCAGTAAGAGAAGTAGTGTAGTATCAATAGCTAATAATTTTGGATACATGCCTGTTTCAGCTAGAGCAGCTAGATCTACTCTAACTGTGACTGTTACTCAAGCCGGAGCAACAGAAACTGTAAAATATCTACCAAAGTATAGTAGCTTTACTACTACTATTGATAATACTCAATATTCTTTTTATACACTCCAAGATTATATTGCCAATAGAGTTGGAAATGTATATACTTTTCAAAATGTAGAGGTATTTGAAGGCACACCACAGACTCTGTTATTTGTGTGTACAGAATTCAATGAGAAATTCATTCTCCCAAATACTAATATAGACAGTTCTACTATAGAAATTACAGTTCAACCAACTAGTGAACAGCCAGATTATGAAAAATACACTATAGTATCAGACATATTAGATTTAACACCGACCAGTAAAGTGTTTTTTCTAAAAGAAATGGACGATCAGACGTATCAGATATCTTTTGGTCGTCAGGGATTGGGTCTGCCAATAGATATCGGTAATATAGTTACCGTGCGATATTTAGTTACCAATAAAGAAGCTGGAAATGGGGCTACTCTCTACACATATACTGGAGCTGGTTTAGGAGGAGTTGTTAGTGTAACATCTTCAGTGACTAGCTATGGCGGAAAAGAAATAGAATCTATCGAACAAGTTAAATATAATGTAAGCCAAAGTTTCTTTGATCAAAATAGAGCTGTTACTCCAGGTGACTATGTAGCTTTAATCAAGAGACTCTATACTAATTTGGACTCAATAAGTGTCTGGGGTGGAGAGGATAACGATCCTCCTCAGTATGGTAGAGTCTACATATCGATCAAACCTACTACTGGACCATTCTTAACACCTCCAGAAAAAACATATATCTCAGAAACACTACTTAAATCAAAGAATGTAGTCTCTGTGACTCCAGTCATAATCGATCCAACATATATTGAGCTAGAGTTAAACACGTCAGTCTACTATAATAAGAGTAGGACTACTCGATCAGTAGATGAATTGAAAGCTGCTATAATTTCTGGTATACAAAATTATAGAGAAACATATCTACAGAAATACGATGGTGTGTTTCGTATGTCTAAGTTTAACGCTATGATCGACGGGATTGACCAATCGATCAGTAGCAACATTACTACATTTAAAGCATATACAGAGATCGTCCCAAAATATTCTGTCGCATCAGAATATAAATTGAACCTAGTCAATCCAATCTACAGTGAAGGAGTTCCTGTAGAAGCTTTTAAGTCTACTGGATTTTATTTAGATGATACCGATACAGTATATTATATGGATGACGACGGTGCTGGTCATGTTAGAATATATAGTATAGTTTCGGCTACTGGCCAAAAAGTTATCTATAAGTCATCTATAGGAACTATAGATTATGACAATGGTAAAGTTATTATAAGCGGTTTAAAAATTATCAATCTTTATGAACCAAATTTTTATTTTATATTTAAGACTGCATCTTTTGATGTTATATCGGTTCGTAATCAGATAGTAGATATACCTGATTCCAGAATCTCTGTCAATATAATTGAAGACGTAGTAGCTTCAGGAACTTACAAAGGTGGTACCAACTACATCTTCACCAAGAGTAGAAATTAATGACTAAGCTTAAGCAGTCTGTCGCAGTTCAGAGACAGATACCACAACACGTTCGAGATAATTATCCTGCTTTCGTAGAGTTTATTAAGCTCTACTACGAATTTCTCGAAGAAACTCAGTCTCAGAATCTAGAAAAGATTCGAGATCTAGAGACAACTCTCGAGGAATTTATCGATAGATTTAAGTTGGAACTTGCTAAAAATGTTCCTATTGAGATGTCCAACGATAGAAGACTATTACTCCAACATATTAGAGAGTTTTATCTTTCTAGAGGTTCTGAAGACTCTTTTAAGTTCGTATTTAAATCTCTATTTGGCAAAGATGCAGATTTGTTTTATCCATCTACTCAAATGTTGAGAGTATCAGACGGTAAGTGGCAACAGGAAATAGCGGTATTTGTTAGACTGACTGGATCAACTACGTCTTTATTTCCTTTAGCTGGTAGATATATCAATATTATAACTCCAAGAAAAACTATTCAGACCTTCGTAGAAAATGTTAATGCTTATAACGAATTAACTTATGAAGTACTAATTCAAAGAGACTATGCTAATGAGATAACTGTAGGTTCTACGATAAGATACGTCGATACTGATGGAACTATTTACACTGGTGTTATTGTTCCTTGTCCATCAAAAATTAAAGTGTATAAGCAGGGAAAAGGATTTAGAGTAGGTCAATTATTTTCACTAAAAACTTCTATAGGAAATGGTTGCTTAGTTAAGATTACTAAAGTGAACTCAGATGGTGGAATAGTGGCTGTTCAACCTATTAAGTTTGGTCTAGATTATGTTTCTAGATTTTATTCTTATCTTTCTAATAAAGATATGACTGCGTATGAGTATATGCATCCACTAAAGATTCATACTACAGCACAAACTGCATCTCAAGTTAATACTGCAAATTATACAGCTAGTCCAACTAATGGCACACAAACTTTTGCTATACAATATTATGTTTTAGACGGTGTTCCTTTAGTTGCTGTAACTGTTACTAGAAATGGTACTAAAGTAAATGTCTCGTTTTCTGGAATTTCAGGCACTGCACTAACAGTATCTGGTTTGATAGCTGGAGATGTAGTGAATTTAGTAGGATACAAGTCACCTGGTTATATCGATCCTTATGGAGATTTCGTAGAGTTCGGATTTGCCAGCAAACAGACGTATATGGATTATGATACTACTATCAACGTCGCAAATGAATCATTTGGCGCAGATAGATACTTCGTAGATGCTTCGTACGTTGGCGATATCGTGCAACAGTTCTACACAGATTCTACAAATAAACTAGACGAAGATCTGGCAATTATTGAAATAGAAATAGGAGCAGTAGCTAGATATCCAGGCTACTATAGAACGTCTGATGGATTCATATCAGACGAGATGTATATTCAAGATGGAAAATATTATCAGGCTTTTTCTTATGTCATTAGAGTTGAAGAAGAACTTCGCAAATATGCAGACATTATAAAAGCATTAGTTCACCCTGCTGGTATGAAGATGTTCGCGGAATATAATCTGTTTAATGAGATTATAGTGTCTGCTGGCGTACCAAATGTATTTAGACTTCTTCAATTTTCTGACGAAGTAACTAATATATTCGACCAAGGGGAAAATTATACTATCTATGAAAATGATGAGCCTTTACTGTCATCTTCAAAAGTATTCTCAAATATTGGTAAAGCTGTTTTAATTCCAAGAAAAAATTTCTTTGAGGAAATATAAAGATGATAGTGTTAACTTTCACTGGTGTAGATTCTTCAGGGCAAGAACACGCATTCATTTACAACTATCAAGAGTTGTTTATAAAAGGAATTGTAAAACCACACACAGAGGTTATAGGTGAAGGTTATGCAGCGTTTTCTTCTTTTGATGGAGGACACTATTATATAGCTTCACCTTTAGAAAATGGTGATCAAACGTTTGATGTTGATTATAAGATAGTAAACTTCGTACCTGAAATACAAGTAGAAATTGTTAGAAATGGAATTACATCTACTCCAAATTATCTTGCAACAGATGGTGCTACTATCACTGTAAATGAGCTTCAATCTGGTGATATAGTAAAGATCTATGTTAAACAATATTTTGAAAATAATTATGATGAAACTATATTTAAAGGTATAGAAAAGCCTTTTACAGAACAGATACCAGAATATCTAGTGACTGTGCAAGCATTAGATGGCGATGGAACTAATCACACATTTATAAAAAATTATAATGAGACATACTCAAAAGGCGTCTTAAAAGATCACAGAGAAACCATCCCAGAAGATCTAGTAGTACAAGCAACTAATGATCCTGATTTTGTAATACGCCGTAATTATTCTGAGACTTATCCTAAAGCAGTCAACAAGTCTACACCAGCTGAATTTATTACTGAGAGACTAGCTCCTTATTCTGGACTTGATAGCTTTGGAGCTACTCATTTATTTGCTAGAAATTATGAAGAAACTATAGCAAAATTATTTGATAAGAGAGGTTATAATACAAATCCAGATCATCCAGAAGGTCTAGGGTTTGGTAGATTTGATCTTATTATTCCTGAAAATTTATCTACTACTACTGGCTTAGATAGTGGTGGAACTAGTCATACATTTACAAAAAATTATAGCGAGACTTATGACAAAGATACAACGAAAACGCACACTGAAAATTTAACAGCAGTATTTAACAGAGCTTTAGACTATATACACAGTATATTAAAACCACTTACAGAATCTATTCCTGAAAATTTATCTACTATTACTGGCTTAGATAGTGGTGGAACTAGTCATACATTAATTAAAAGCTATAATGAAACTATATTAAAATTATACTCAAAGCAATTAACTGAGTCTATAACAGAGAGACTGGATACTTCTGGACAAGGATTAGATAGTGGTGGTATTAACCACACATTTATTAAAAATTATGATGAAACAGTAATTAAACAATATCTAAAAAATCCTACAGAATCTATTCCTGAAAATTTATCTACTACTACTGGCTTAGATAGTGGTGGAACTAGTCATACATTTACAAAAAATTATAGCGAAATACATGTTAAAGACACAACAAAAGGACATAGTGAAACTTTAGCAGCACTAGATCCTCCAGAAGCAATTAATAAAAATTTTACAAAACCTCTTGAAGAAATACAACAATTATTAGATCGAGTAGCAAAAACATATCTTAAAAATGTTCCAGAAGAATTGCTAGTATTATCT